CGCCGCCTGCTTTTGATGATGAAGAAAGAAAAGCAAAAGTTGCAGCAGAGCAAGCTGAGATTAAACGTAAACGTAAAGGTAGATCATCTACAATCTTAACTGGTCCAGAAGGATTAACAGAAGCAGAAACTTTACAGAAAAAAACTTTACTAGGAGAATAATATGGGTGGAGTTATGGCACCATTAAAAGGAATGATACGAGGAGCAACATCAGGAATGAAAGAAGGTGCAGCAGAATATAAAAAAAGTTTAGAAAAACCTTCTGAAGAAACAAAAACAGAAACTGTAGAAGGTTCAGAAAGCAAAAGATTAATCAAAGCAAAAAAAAGAGGAAGAGCATCAACTGTGCTTAGTTCATCATCTGGAACAACAGATGAAGCTATTACTTCAAAAAAAACATTATTAGGAAGTTAATATGGGTGGAAGTTCTGGAGGAATTTTTGGGAAAGGTGTTCAAATGCTTGTTGGATCTGGAGCTGCTAAACCAGTTGCGCCACAAGTTGAAGCTCCAAAACCACAACCATTAGCTTCACCAACTCAAGCAGAACTTGATCAAGGAGAAGCAACAAGATTAGTTAAAGCAAAAAGAAGAGGTAGATCTATGACTATACTTACGTCTCCATCTGGTGTAAGTGATCAGACTACTCTTTCAACTAAAACTTTATTAGGCGCATAATATGGCAATTAACCCAAAAGCAAAACTGGTATTAGATAGATACCAAAGTTTAAACACTCAACGTCAAACTTGGGAAGAACATTGGCAAGAAGTTGCGGATTATATGATGCCGCGAAAAGCAGACATTACAAAAAAAAGATCTAAGGGAGACAAAAGACACGAACTAATTTTTGATGGTACAGCAATTCATTCTTTAGAATTATTGTCAGCATCATTACATGGAATGCTAACTAATATTGCATCACCATTTTTTTATTTAAGATATCGTAATACAGATCTTGATAAAGACGATGAAGCAAAAGAATGGTTAGAGTCTTGTACAGATGTTATGTACAAAGTTTTTTCAGCATCAAATTTTCAACAAGAAATATTTGAATTATATCACGATTTAATTTCTTTTGGTACAGCAGCAATGTTGATTGAAGAAGATATTAATGATGATCTAAGATTTAGAACTATTTATATTGCAGAAATTTTTATCACCGAAGATGAAAGAGGCATGGTAGATAGTTTGCTTAGAAAATTTTATCTACCTGCCAGAACAGTATCATTAAAATTTGGCGAACAAAACTTACCTAAAAATTTAAAAGATAAAGCTAAATCATATCCATACGAAGAAGTTCCAATATTACATTTAGTAATGCCAAATGAAGAATTTAGAATTGCAAAAGGAAATAAAGGCAAACCTTATTATTCAGTTTATGTAGATCCAGATAGTGGAGCTATTTTAAAAGAAGGTGGTTATGAAGAGTTCCCTTATGTTGTGCCTAGATACTTAAAAGCATCTAATGAGATTTATGGAAGATCACCTGCAATGAATGCTTTAGCAGATGTTAAGATGTTAAACACAATGTCTAAAACAACTATTAGAGCTGCACAAAAACAAATAGATCCTCCACTGCTTGTACCTGATGATGGTTTTCTTTTACCAATAAGAACCATACCTGGAGGATTGAATTACTACAGAGCTGGAACTAGAGATAAAATTGAACCAATGAATATTGGAGCTAACAATCCATTAGGTTTAAACATGGAAGAGCAAAGACGTAAAGCAATTAGAGAGAATTTTTTCGTTGATCAACTTATGACATCAACTGGTCCACAAATGACTGCAACAGAAGTATTGCAAAGAACAGAAGAAAAAATGAGATTGTTGGGTCCAGTGCTTGGCAGACTACAATCAGAATTATTACAACCATTAATTACAAGAGCTTTCAATATTCTATTAAGAAATAAAAAATTTCCACAACCACCTGAGTTTTTAGGAAATCAAGATATTGAAATAGAATACGTATCACCATTAGCTAAAGCTCAGAAGACTTCAGAGTTATCCTCAATCATGCGAGGTGTTGAAATATTTGGTTCTTTACAAAACATAGCTCCTGTGTTTGATCACATAGATGTAAATGGTTTAGTAAAATATATACAGGATATTTTAGGAATACCTGCTAAGGTTATGAAATCAGATACTGAAGTACAACAAATTCGCTTGCAAAGAGAACAAATGCAACAACAACAAATGCAGATGCAACAAGAATTACAAACTGCTGAGGCAGCCGGTAAAGCAGCTCCTGCATTAAAAGCGATAAGTGAATAAAGATATAAAAAATTTAGTAACAGATTATAAGATTTGTTTTGGATCTGAGAATGGAGAAAAAGTTCTTGAAGATCTAAAACGAAGATGTAATGCTAACGTAACTACTTTTGTTAAAGGAGATAGTTATGAAAGCGCATATTTAGAGGGACAAAGATCTGTCTATCTATTTATTAAATCAATGATCAACAAAAAAAATGGAGGAAATAATGAGTGATCAACAGGGAGTGGTGGAACAAGTAGTTCAACCATCTGGAAGTCCAGCGACTTCTCCAGTAAATAATAATGTTACAAGTGTAGTTGAACAAGCTGCCGCAGATTGGAGAGCTGGTTTAGCAGAAGATATCAGAGCAGATAAATCTTTAGCACCTATTAAAGATATTAATAGTTTAGCTAAAAGTTATATTCATGCGCAAAAATTAGTTGGTGTAGAAAAAATACCACTACCTAATAAACATGCAACTGAGGAAGATTGGAATGTAGTTTTTGATAAACTAGGTAGACCCAAATCAGCCGAAGAATATAAATATAATATTGGCGAAGATACAACCATTGATGAAAATGCGCTAAAAACTTTTTCACAACAAGCTCATAAACTTGGTTTATTACCACAACAAGCAGAAGGTGTTGTTAAATTTTATAATGACATTATGCAAGAAAACTTACAAAGTTTAGATGCAGCTGCTGAAACAGCACGTATTGAAAGCGAACAACAACTTCGTAAAGAATATGGCAGAGCTTTTGAACAAAAAATAACTAAAGCATCTCAACTTGCTAGACAATATGTTGGTGAAGATGTTTTAAATATGAACTTAGAAAATGGCACTAAATTAGGTGATCATCCTCAAGTTGTTAAAGCATTTGCTCAATTAGCTGATATGGTAGGTGAAGATAGTTTTGTGGGACAAGCTGGTCCAAACTATTTAACTCCAAATGAAATAGAGAATGAAATAGCTAAATTACAAGCTCCAGGATCTGCATATTGGAATAAATCACATCCAAATCACGATAAAGCTGTACAAGAAGTTTTTGCTTTACGTCAGCAGTTATCTGATGTATAGAGCAAATCATTAGGATAATCTTTTAGACCCTATTGGCATTTGGAAGAGACAAACATCTACGAAGATGTAAAATTCTAGAATAGATCCACGTTGTGGAAAATCCATTCGTTTATTTTAATTAAACTTAACCAATGGAGATGACAATATGTCAAATCAAATAACAACTGCTTTTGTACAGCAGTACAGTTCAAACGTACAAATGCTATCTCAACAAATGGGATCGTATTTAAGAAGCGCTGCGGATGTTGAAACAATCGTAGGGAAGAATGCTTTTTTTGATCAAGTAGGAAAAACTACTGCTCAATTAAGAACTTCTAGACACGCAGATACACCTCAGATCGATACACCTCACAGTCGTAGACGAGTTAGTCTTGGAGACTATGAGTGGGCTGATCTAATAGACAATCAAGATAAAGTTAGAATGCTAATTGATCCAACTTCTTCTTATGCAAAAGCTGCGGCTGCTGCTATGGGAAGAGCGATGGACGATGTAATCATCGCAGCTTTAGGCGGAACAGCGTACACAGGCGAAACTGGAGCTACTTCAGTATCTCTGCCAGCTGGTCAAAAGCCATATAGTGCTTCAAACCAAACTGATGGTTTAACTATAACTAAATTGTTGGAAGCTAAAAAAATCTTAGATTTAAATGATGTTGATCCATCTATACAAAGATACCTTGTGTGTGGACCAAAACAAATCTCTGATTTATTAGGAACAACGCAAATCACATCTGCTGATTTCAATACAGTTAAAGCTCTAGCTCAGGGTCAAGTAGACTCTTTCTTAGGTTTTAAATTTATTGTTAGCAATAGATTAGCATTTGATGCAACTAACACTGACGACAGACTATGTTATGCCTTTACAGCTGACGCTATTAAATTAGCTATCGGTAAAGATGTTATGGCAAGAATAGATGAGAGAGCTGATAAATCTTACAGCACTCAAGTTTATTACTGCATGAGCATTGGCGCAACTAGAATGGAAGAAGAAAAAGTTGTGCAAATTGCTTGCGACGAATAATAACTAACAATAGGAGAAAACTATGGCTAATGGAGTAAATTACCAATTAAGTCAGAACACACCAAAAGATATGGTAGACGTATCTAAATGGGGTGGAAAACTAAGAGTTCAGTACGATACGTACGTAGCAAGTTCTTTAGCAGCAGGATCTATTTCTGTAGCTACTTTGCCTGCTGGTGCAATCGTGTATGATGTAGTTCTTCATGCTGATGACATGGGTACAAGTACAACTGCTAAAGTTGGAGATGCAACTGATGACGATAGATTTATCACATCAACTGCAACTGACTCTGCAGCAACTATTACTAGATTGAATGCTCCGGCTGGTTTTGGTTATGAATATTCAGCAACAACTGATATCATTATCACTACTGGTGGTACTTCAACTGGTACTTTTAAAATCGCTATTTTTTACACAGTAGCTTAATTTTAAAGACAAATTTATAGTGGGGACTAAACACCCCCACTATCAATTAATGAAAAAATTAGATAATCCAAAAACAATTTTACATTTCCAAAATAAAGATTATATCTATCGCTATGTTCTAGTTGATAGATTTAAATATACATCAACTGCACATCATGGTTTTGACAAAGATCTGGAGCTAACAGAAGCTGAAATATTTGCTTTAGTTAAACCTAGAAAATTAAGAAGAAAGTATATTATTAAAAATGACACTAAGTGATTTTGATCCAAGATTATTAGATAGCTATGCAAAACCTAAACACTTATTACATTTTGAATGGCAAAAATCTAGTGATGTATATAGATATGCTTTAGTTGAGATAATAAAATCAAATAAGATTAATTCTAGAAATAAGCAAAAACAAGATGAACAAGGATTATCTCAAGAAGAGATTTGGCAAAAATACAATATTGTAGTAAAGAAAGATTAATATGGCATCAGTAGTAGAAATTTGTAATAACGCACTAAATCAATTAGGAGCATCCACAATACTATCACTTACAGAAGATAGTAAAAATGCAAGATTATGCAATGCAAGATATGAAAGTATTCGTAATGCAGTATTTAGATCTCATGCCTGGAATTGTTTAATGGCAAGACAAGAGCTTGCAGCAGATACAGCAACTCCTGCTTGGGGCTGGGCTAAACAATTTACATTACCATCTGACTGTCTAAGAGTTATTACAATATCTGATTATGACTATGATTATAAAATTGAAGGTAGAAAAATAATGGCAAACGTATCTCCAATAAAACTTCAATATGTAAAATTAGTTACCGATCCAAATGAATATGACACATTACTAGCTGAAACTATTTCAGCAGCTTTAGCTGCAGATATTTGTTTTGCTGTTACTGCTAATGCTACATTAGTAACATCAATGAAAGAAATTTATAAAGATAAACTTGGTGAAGCTAAACACGTTGATGCTACAGAGGGTCAAAATACAGATCCTAATATGGGTCAAGTTGATGTAATATTATCAGACGAATTTATCAACAGTAGGTTTTAATTATGGCAAGAGTATCAACAGCTCTTACTAACTTTACTGGGGGTCAGTTATCTGATCGTATGGAAGGAAGAACAGACTTCCAAAAATATTTTAGTGGCTGCAAAACTTTAGAAAATTTTATAGTTCAACCTCATGGTTCAGTAACAAGACGTCCAGGAACAACATTTGTATCAGAAGTTAAAACATCTTCTTTAAAAACAAGATTAATCCCTTTTGAATTTTCAACTGAACAATCTTATGCTTTAGAATTTGGAAATAATTATATTCGTTTTTATAAAGACAATGGAGCTGTATTAGAAGCTAACAAAACAATTACAGGTATAACTCAAGCAAATCCAGGTGTAGTTACTTCAGCAGCTCATGGTTATTCTAATGGAGATACAGTCGTTATCACAGGAGTAGTTGGAATGACTCAAGTTAATAATAAAAGATTTAAAGTTGCAAATGTTGCTACCAATACATTTGAATTACAAGACATAGATGGTAATAATGTAAACACTACATCTTATACTGCATACACATCTGGTGGTATTGCAAATAGAGTTTATACATTAACCACAACTTATTTAACTGCAGATTTATTTGAAATTAAATATGCTCAATCAGCAGACGTAATGTACTTATGTCATCCTGATTATTCAGTTAAAAAATTATCAAGAACTGGACATACTTCCTGGACAATTACAGAAGTAGATTTTACTGATGGACCCTACTTGGATGATAATATTACAACTACAACATTCGGCATGTCTTCACATACTGTTGGAACAGGAAGAACATTAACAGCATCAGCTGTAACTGGAATTAATAATGATACAGGTTTTCAATCTACTGATGTTGGCAGACTTTTTACTTTTAGAGATGGTTATGGAGAAATTACAGCTATTACTAGCACAACAGTTGTAACAGCAACAGTTATAAAAGATATGGGTTCTTCATCTACTACCACTGACTGGGCATTAGG